GCCCGGTCCCACGGTGACATCGCCACTTCCGCTGACTGTCAGCCCGCAATTCGTTCCCGAGCCGCACAGCGCGACAGAGCTGTCTGAAAGGCCGTACTTGATTGCGCCGTTCACGTAACCATTCACGTGCCCGTACCAGCTCTGTGTCCGGTTGGTGACGCTCGGATTGATACCTGGCGTCACGACCGGTCCGACATAGAGGTTCGGGTTCGCCCCCGCCACATCCTGCTGAAGCCGCGTGATCTGCCGGTAGGACATCCCGCCTGCGATGGCTACGTTTTCAGACAGGGTGTACGTCGATCCCACGGCGGTACTGGAATCGAATTTCGAACAGTGGCTGGCGACGTAGATCGACTGGCCATAGATCGCGCTGCTGTTGCATCCACCCCAAAGGGAAATCTGGATCGGCAGGCTTCCGGCCACCACCACGCCCGCGCTGTCTTCAGTAAATTCCGTCCCATCGTTCAGGGCGCCGTAGGACTGTGGCGACAGGACATAGCCGGAGTATTTCACACTGTGCGGCGTCTTGGCATAGGTCGCGAAGTCGGCTTCCTCCGCCTGGTATTCATGCGCCAAAGAGGTTTCCGCACCCGCCGTCGGCTCGACATAGCTGGCATACACATTCCGGGCGAAAACCTTGCCGGGAGACCCGATCCAGACCGTCGGGAGTGTGCGGCTGGAATAGAGCGACGTGTCCAGTTTCGTCACGTCCGGAACCGCACCCGTTCCGGGGGGCTGCTCGAACACTGACCAGCCGTTGACCGTAATCGTATTGCCCGACCAGCCCGTGACATAGCCGCCGTAGAAACGGGCCGTGGGGAGCTGACCGGATGAACTGCCCGTGTCTGTAATCGTAGTGTCGATGGAGTTCGACCAGATATACATGCCCGCACGCAGCTGATTGATCTGCTCTGCCGTCAGCGCGGATGCCAGCGTCACGGACGTCGCCGTGTAGGCCGTAACCGGAAGGATCAGGCGCGCGGCCGCATTGTCGAGGTGCTCGTAGAACCCAACGATGTCACCCATGCCCGCGTTGGCGGAAACACCTTCGTGCCAGTCCGCGCCCGAGATGGCTGCGCGTCCTGCGCCGTCTGTCTGGGTCCCTCCGGTAGAAAACAGGCACAGTGCGCAGCCATTGTTGTAATTGCCGTATGGCCGGGCCGCGATGTTGACGATCGCGCTGGTAGCGGGGTCTCCGGCCGATCCTGAGACGGCAGGAAGCGCAGAGCCGCCGAACCATACAGCGTCCGGGCCGCCTGCCAGAACATCAGAAGCCCCATTGAAAAGCTGAACACGGGGTGCCGTAATCAATGAGCCATCTGCTGCGGTGTAGCCATCAACCAGAGTTAGCCTTCCAAGCGTCACAACCGGGCTGGTCATGCTTCCGGAGGCATCCAGTCCAGCAACACCATTCGGCGCACCAATAAGGCCTTTCCCGACGGCATTTTGAGCAGCCGCGCTGATAGCGCTGACCCGGTTCAGAAAATCAGCAAGACTTTGACCTCCGAACCCTGTCGTCAGATCAATCGTGGCGAAATGCGCGATACCATCAGGCGCAATCTGCCACGTCGAGTTTGCTGCTTGTCCCCTGATGCCACCCCCACGCATCTGAATGGGAGCCTGTGCACAGGCGCTTCCGACAGAGACGAAAGCGGTTATCAGGAGAGCCGCCATAAGGAACCGTCTCATTGGGAGACCCCCAAAGATCCGGCCTGCGAATAAACCTCGTTGCTTCCGGGGACCGGAGTGTATCCGGCGGTGCTGTCCGGCAATGGGGTCGGTAATGTAAGATTGCCAGCGCCAGAGACCCCGAGGCGCGGCTTCCCACCCAGCATCAACGCGCCATTCGCATCCAGAACGGCCAGAGAAACCCCGCCCAGAGAACTGGCAATGGCTTCGGCAAAACCAGTGATGGGGATCTGTGAGCCGTCTGAAAAGGTCAGAACAACGCACTGCGTGGCAGGGTTATAGGCCGCTGACTGAATGGCAGGAGCCTGAGGCAACGCCTGTCCAGGGATAATTTCCACAGTCATCGGAGTATTGTCAGTGGTCATAGCTCTTCTCCCGAAGGCTTTGCATCGTTGCGTTCTGGCCGGTCATGAGGCGATCCTTCATTGTCGTCCTCACGTCAGGGCTTCCCCGCCCAGACCAGTCCAGGCTTTCGTGTTCGGATTCCACATCGCCATGACTCCCTGCGCACCGGAGCCGATTGCCTTGTCGGTCACGACGGCGCGCTGCCATGCCACGGGTGACGGCGGTAGTGTTGCAAATGTGTAGGCCGTCGTCGTGACCGGCTCATTCGTGAACTGAGCCCGGTTATTGTCAGGATCGAACGACACAAGAGGAGACGACTGCCAGCTTTTGGCATCGCCCGAACCGGCAGTCAGCGCCAGCCAGCCGCTACTGCTTGAAAGCTCCGTGGCGGAAATTTTCCAGTATTTCCCGGTTCCGTCCTTGTTGATCCAACGGATGCCACCTTCATAATATGAGGCATCAAGGCCAAACCACGTCGTGTAAACATCTGTGGTCCCGTCCCCGCCGCTATGACCCGCGATGCCTGCGGAATTTCCTAAAAAATCGGCCAAACGCAATCCGGTCGAATGCCCGGCCGGAGAATAGACCCCAAACCAGTTCACTCCGCTGACGGCAATGCAACCCAGATAAATGGAGTTTGAGTTAGGATCCGTCAGGGCCAGTGAATAGGTGCTGCCAAAATTGCTGTCGGCGGGCGCGACAATAGCCGGGAGCGACGCTGCCGCAGCTGGGTTCAAGGGAAGATACTTCGAGCCATCGGCTGGCGTATATCCGAGCGCAGTTTTGATATTGGCCGTCGTGACATCAGCATCGGACCCCGGAACCCCTGCTGGACCAGTTTGCCCTGTGTCGCCCTTTGCGCCGACAGCCCCAGGCGATCCCGGAGGCGTTTCAAAGGAAATACCAGGAGCCGTGGCACCGTTGGTCATCGTCGCGGTGAGCGTAACCGTGGAAGATTGACCCGGAGTCACCGCGCCCTGACTGACCGCAACGGAAGCAATGCCGACGCCCTGCGGCCCCGTAGCACCGGCCTGTCCAGGATCGCCCGGATCACCTTTCGGCCCTGTCCCTCCAGTCGCGCCAGCCGCTCCCGCAGCACCAGCTGATCCAGCAGGAGCTTCGAACGTCGCCGGGGCTGTTGTCGTGCCATCGGTGAGAGTAGCCGTCAGCGTCACCGTAGATGGCTGACCCGCAACGCTGCTCCCCTGTGTCACATTGATGGACTTGATGCCGACACCCTGAGCCCCCGTTCCCTGAGAGCTATTCAGAGACAGTGCTGCGATCCACTCGGCAAGGGTCAGGGCCTTGCCGCCTGACGTGACATCCAGCCCAGAGCCATCGCCCAGGACTGTTCCTGCATCCACTACCTCAACATCAAGCCGGTTGTAGACGCCATCCGGTGGCAGGCTCCCGGGCGCTGTGATGGATGGCATGACAGTGACCGGGAATGTCTGACTGGCACGGATCACACCGTCCGCACCGGTCAGAAGCACATCACAGAAGTAGCGGCCGGCAGCCCAGTTGCGGGTCGATCCCGAAAAATAAAGGTTGACCACCCCCTGCTGCCCCACAGGTTGCACGCATGAAAGCGTCGCCAGAAGCTGCGAAAGCGGATCGCGGATCTGGCTTGCGACTGTGCATCCCACCAGAGACACTGCCGCCCCCGAGCTGTTTTTGAAGATGCAGCAGAGCTGGAAAGTCACGCCCTGCTTGATCGAAAAGCCGCTCATGTCTGCGAGGCTCCCGGCTTGGTCGGAAGAACCGTGCTGGTCTGGTCAGTCCCATCGGCAATGGCCTGGAGTGCTTTGACGAATGTCTGCATTTGCGGGCTGAAAGTCTGCCCCATGGCAACTGCCAGCACGGCGTCCTGCTGAACTTCAGTCAGTGCGCGACGCGCCTGCATGCGCAGGCAGTTAAAGAGACTGTCTTTTGCAGCAAGGTATTCGTCTGAGGTGCAGACGGTAAAGCCCGCTGGAACTGCCGTTTTTTCGTCTGAAAAAGACGAGCAGGCGACGATGGTTCCATCCGACGATTTCTGGATGCAGTACAATGGCATCTGTTTGTCCTAGCCCGGCATGTAAAGAAAACTGAGCGTGTGACCAACGTTCGGAGGGTTCGTGGCTGACGTTCCGAGATAAGCGGCGACAGTGACAGCCCCCGCGTCTACTGCGATGCAGGAATGGTTGGACATGGCAGTCGTCCCTGTCACGTTATCTGCACTCAATGATTTGCCATTTACGGAAATCGAGAGAGTTGTCTGATTGGAATTCTGAGCCGCAAAATTGGCGCTCCCAATAACCATGACGTATCCGGCCAAAGGCGCATCGAACTGCAGGGAGACAGTGTGATTTCCTTGAGACGGCGGTGTGTAATATTCCTCCGACCAACCGCCATATGCGAGGCGTCCTTTGCCCTGGATGGCAATGTTCCCCATGTCCGTTTCGTCAACGCCGACCCCGATGGCACCCGATCCATCAGTACGAAGACCCATGAAGATGTTGTTGCTTCCTAAGCCCGGAAATCCCCAGCCCTGTTTGACAAACTGACCAAGACCGAACTTTTGCCAGGCAGCCCCATCGGCCCCTGGCACGGTCTGGTTATTGTCGACTGTCGACGACCAGAGGAGACCAAACGAATTTGGGTCCGCAGACGCTACCAGCGCGTATTTGGGATATCCTCCTATGGCTTTCGCGAGATCCGCATCGAAAGGCGCCAGGATGGATAGACGCTTGATTGCCAGCATCAGCCCGGTCTTGTCACCAGTCTGCGCAGCAATTCCGCCTTGTTCCTGCGCGTACATGACACTGTTGACGATGTCGTTCGCGTCCTGCGCCGTCATCGTCGTTCCCGGAACGCCGTTCAGGCGGTCACGATCAGCAAACTGACGCTTCCCGTCGATCAGGACGTTATTGGGCGCGTTCGTATAATCCATTATCCGCGGCTCCTCAGGGTGCAGTTGACGATCTCTACGGATCCGCCAAAGCAGGTCAGGGCAAGATCCCGCGCGGCCATGGGAGCCGTGTGCAGGGACGAGACAGAGATCTCACCATTATTCAGAAAACACTCGATGGATTTGGTATCTACGACGACCGAGACACTCAGGCTCTTCCGGGAAAAATCCAGGCCGAACCGTCTCCATTGAAGCCATGCGTCTGTGTTTGCAGCAGGTGGCCCCGCCTGATCGCGTCGCAGATATCCGCCCTGATCCCCTGGACGGAGGGCCAGTTGAAGATACTGATTTCCGATGTCACGCACGGAGAGATAAACCCCGTCGGTCGGCCAGCTCTCCCCCACCTGATTGATCGTCAGATCAATTCGGCAGAAGTCGGCTCGATGGGTACGGAAATCGAACGGCGTATCGTCAGAAATCACCTGCCCGGGATAAACGGTCGTTCCCAGATAGACTGTGGACTGGTTCGCCACTGGCGCATTGAAGAGCATCGGATATCCACCCGGCCCAACGCGAAGCTGAAGAATGCGCGGCACACTGAGCTGCCCATTGCACCCACCACCAGCCAGAGCATCCGGATATGCCCAGTTATTCATCCAGGCGAGACCAAGCGCACGCTCCAGCGGATCAGCGGCCGAACTGTCAGTCGTAAAGGCCGCCGCATAGAAATCCGAACCCGCGTCCAGCCATGTGCCGTCCGCCGCATCGGGTGTGAACGTCACGCCATCGAATTCACCGACCCAGTAATGCGTACCTGTAGTGAACCCTGTCGAGGTGCCGTTTGCACCGCAATACAGCACCCACTTGTCCTGTGTTGTGGTGCCATCCTGATTGTACAGATGAAGCTGTAGCAGCCCCGGGCATTCACATGTCCCCAGAGCTGCAGGCGTCATAAGGCCACTTTGATAGGCCCAGTCTTTCAGATCGGCGCTGGTATAAACGCTGATCTTACCAATCTCTGCCAACACCATAACCCAGCGACGGGTAGGGGCATGCCATTGAACCGAAGGGTCTCGGAAGACCTTGTCTGTGACCGAGGCATCCCCGGCGTGGGGATTGATCTGAACGATCTGGTCGAAAGTAAATGTGTTGCCAGCATCCGTGGAATACCAGCGCGCTGTGGCCTGACCGCCAACAGCATCACCCGCCATTGTGACCAGGGCAATAACAGCCCCAGTCCCGAACCCGGCCGTGTTGTCGACATCAATGACAGTCGAGCCCGTCCATGGGTCCCCATTCGGCGTTGTGTATTTGGGGATCGAGACTCCGACATCCGTCCATCGGATCAGGTCAGAAGATGTAAAGTGCCTCCAGACTGTCCCGTTCCCAGCCGGATAGTCCGCATTCCATAGAAACCACAGATGCCAGACCCCATTCATGTACAGCATGCGCTGCACATCGTTGATGCGTCCTCCAGAGACGGCGATATGCTGGCGCGGCCAGAGGTCGCCACGTCCGACATACTCGAACACCACTCTCGTATGACTTTGCCGGGCGGCATAAATGGCCCGCTCCAGATCCGGATGCGGCTCCGGCAGCGTCACGACCCAGACAAAAATGTCTTCCCCGTCCGTGAAGACGTCCCCACAGACGGCAACACCAAAGACGTTCTGGTCCAGTTCCTCAATCGTGAGTGTAACGCCGAAAGCCTGCCCCAGAGCCACATAGTCTGCGATCGACTGCCCCCCGCGTGCGACCCACCGGGTGTACAGAAGCTGCTGCATCTGGACTGTGGTCAACGCGCCCTGATCCCGGCCGAATGGATCAGGACCCATCAATGTCTGGTAGTCGGACAGCAAAAGCCTGCTGTTCAGCGGACTGATTTCATCCGCCAGTGCTTCGATATCTGCCTCCAGCTGCTCGCGCGGTGTACACATGGCCAGCAGAAGTTTGGGCAGATTTCCATCGGGGCTTTGCGACCAGGCACTGCCCGATCCAAGAAGAGCCTGCCGCTCCGCACAGATCTGGGCTGCCGTCCGGCTCATGCTGCGCCCCAGTTGATACCGCCCAGCACGGGCATCTGGTTCGGAGCCAACTGCTGATCCTGCGTGGGACCGACCAGATCTGTCTGGTTCCCCGCGACGGCCGCAATCTGACTGGACAGAGCCGTCACATAAATACGACCACCAATCCCTACAGACAGATAATACGGTGCCAGAGCCGCAGCCACAGCCAACCGCATCGCCTGCGTGTCAGGGTTAAGCGTGATCGTAACCGCCTGGGGAACGATCGTCGCGGCCATCACAAGCGCGTTCGCCTGTACTGGCCGACGACTGTCGATGTACGCCTGAATGATTGCGAGCCGAGCAGGAGAAACGGCAGTCCCACCTGAACCTGCCACAAATATCGTGACATTGCCCTGGCCCAGCCAGCCCGGTACCACCGAGACATAGGCCGCTCCAGCGTTTCTGGCCCACTGTTCGTAGTCATTATCGGTACCGGCGCCAGGCGGGTTTCGGATTTCGTCAATAATCCGGGCACGCCAGCTCTCCACACCTTCGACAGGAGCGCCGCCAGTCAGACCGTTCTGATCCGAAATTACGGAGCTGATTCCTGCAACCGGCGAGACGAACGCCCCGGCTGTATTCGCGGCCAGATTTCCGGTCACGCCTGTAGCAGTCGCGGTGACAGCAGCTGAAACCGTAGCTCCGGCTGCTATCGTAAGAGCCGTGTCAGTCGTCCACTGGATTGTGCCGTCCACAGTGATCGCGGTTCCGGCAGGAACAGAAACGGCACTTTCAGTCGTGGACGAGATCAGGAAATAACCGACTGCGGCCGTCGCCCCGATACGTGGAACTCCCCAAATCTGGGCGTGCTGCGGAAGCAGACCGGTTCCGGGCGTAACGGTCGCCGTTGTCACCATCAGCTCCAGAAGCTGGTCACGCAGATACAGGTAGATTTCGTAATCGGTCAGGCCAGCCAGAATGGCCAGAGCACTTTCGAGCGTTGAGGGAGCGGTCGCGTCCAACGTGACGATGGTACCGTCGCTCGCGATGAACTGCTGGGCAGCCAGCGCGGTGACGAAACGTTGTGCAAGAGCAGCCGGTGTCGGGATCTGCGCGCTCACAGCGTCTCGACCTGCGTAGAGACCGTCACACCCAAAGCACTGACGGTTGCAACAAGCAGGTCGCGGCGAGCTACGCTCCATTGCGCAGAGACGTTGACGTCTATGCCATGATAGTCCTCGATCGGGGCTACGGCCTCTGTCAGAGCACCCGCAACACCAGAGCGGGTGTCCTCATTGCGTTTACCACGCTCATAGAGCCAGACACGCGATCCACGGCGCTGCCCTTCAGGCAGAAGGATGTCCCCGACCCAGCCACGCCTCGAGAAAAGCCCCACAGCGGTTCCAGCCGGTGCAGTCTGCATCTCAGGCGTAATGTCGTCGGGATCAGCGCGTCGGTCCGAGCCTAGAGCGATCAGCAGTGAGGACGCTGGCGTTCGGTCAATGCCGATGCGCCCGCGTCCACTGCCTGACGGCGCGATTACGAGATCACACCCGCCGGTGAGCGGATTGATCCCCATCTGCATTGTGCAAAACTGCGTCGTCGTAGGCATGCAGGCATCATGCCCGCACAGGGTTCTTTGCTTCAGGGATGCCAGTGCACCCCGTTACTGGGGCTTTCCTGTGGAATCCGTCCCCTGTTTCACATTGGAATGCGTATGGTTCTGCAAAGAGATCCCGCCAGCTTTGACATCGTCACCGGCCGTGATCCCCTTGCTAACACTCAAGGATCCGGTGATCACCACGCCTTCTGGTGTGACATCCAGCACGGGCTGTCCGCCGATTGAAACACGCATCTCCTCCAGCGCGTCAATGCGGACGATTTTCCCATTCTGAAGATAGACCTTCTGACCGGCCGCGTCATACAGGATGCTTTCGCCTGACTGAAGGCCGCTCATTCTCGCAGCCGACGGATTGGCCACAGGAAGAGCGAACAGATCGGAAGGATCGGCTCCATTCTGGATGACATGCGTCACCGCGCCGTCAAGCGGCGCATGACTTGAGAAACCGAAGGGCTGATGAACAGGAACGCGGGACCGCGCCTGCCCGAAATGCATCTGCAAGGAAACAGTCTGGTCAGGGCCAGTGTCATTCAACTCCTGGACAACGCCACGAAGGGTTTGGGAGCGCTGTGCGTAGTGCAGCTCCATTAGAGGATCACTCATGTTGCCGCTCCATAGGACTGCGAAAGACGCGTGCTGCGACGACCAGACTTCGCTGGTGCGTCGGCTTCTCCAGTCAGATCATAAGCATCCGGCGGCACGACCGAGATCCGCGTCTCTTCCAGATGACCCTGCACCACCCATGTCACCGCACCGATGAGCATGTCACCGTCAATGCCGTTATACAGATCCCGGACCGCGACGAGCTGATTGGCGCGCCAAAGCTGCCGCGCCGCATTCAAAACGCCCGGCACCGTGTAGACATAGGCCGTGGCATGCGCCCGGGCAGTTCGCATGCGCCAGAGTGCCTGGTCCTGAAGTGTCCAAGGATCGGAGTTTTGTCTGGCTGCTGTGGCAGTCCGTATCATCCTGCGGCTGCCAGCGCGATACGCCGATGCGGCCGGAGAGTTCTGGGCTATCCCCTGAGCTGTATTATCGATGGTGGGGTTGGCGTTGTCCTGCGCCTCCACCGATCCTCCTGACTGAGACTTCGCGAGATGAACGATCGGCCGGTAACGGCGAACATCCGCATCCACGCAATGACCGTATTTGCAGGAAGCCCCCAGCTCTTTCTTCGATAGGCCGCTCGGAGGCGAAAAAGCAGACGGCGCTGAAGAGGCGTTTAAGGCCCCTTTAGTGCCTCTTGAAAGGCTGTTGAACTGACCTTTAACCCAGGTGTCGGAATGACGCTGCGAAACCCGGGCTTCCATTCTCTGCACGTTTCCACCCGGCCACACCAGACGATCCTGCGCTCGTGTCTGGCCTGCTTTCGTGAGGATCAGGCCAGACACGCCGTCAGAAGTCACCAGAACGCCCCGTTGGCGCGATAGTCTTTCAATCGCTCCAAGAACCGTGTCAGACGGTTCGAGCGCCACCAGGGTAAAGGGCGTCCCTGTTTCAATCTGCCGGTCAATGGAAATCCCGAAAGGCTGCGTCAGGTGGCCTACGACTGTCTCCAGCAGGATCTGCCGATACTCGGCCGGTCCTGTGGGATTGGCTGCACAGTCCACCAGATCTCCCGTGATATCCCGTCCTGAAGCGACGGTCCGCAAAGACCGCTCATCCGCTGCGACGTTTAACGCTTCGACAAACCCCCGCAGCACCACCACTGAGGCGATCTCGATTTCGATCCGGTCGTGCACGCGAAGCGTAGGAACATAATCGGCACTGTCCGGAACGCTTTCCACAAACTCCAGACGAAACACTCCCGCAATTTCCGCAAGATCCACACCCGCTTCGCACGCCGTCCAGTTGTGAATGGTCCTGCCATTGATCCGGATGATCCAGCGGCGGCCGTGTACGGTAACGGACTGGCTCATGCTGACTGCTCCAGAACCTGAATATTGCCCGGACCGACGAGCGCGGGGTGACCGATTCCGTTCCGGCTGACCAGATCATCGAAAACACCCTGCACCTGCGTGATGTCATCACCGGCCACCGCATAGGCCAGTATCCAGCCTGAGAGTGTTGCGCTGAGCGGTATCGTGACCACCCGAGGCAAACGGCCGATTTGCGAGGAGCAGTCAGCCATGAGCGCCATACGGGAAGACTGGATACTGGCCCATAGTCCGGACAGGGCGACTGAGGAACCCGCAGCGGCCGCGTTCTCCAGATCTGCCAGCAGGGCATCAATTGCCGAGATAAACTGATCGCGCGCGGCAACGGCGTCTGCCCCGCTCACGAAGGACAATCCGCCCCAGGCACCGAGCAGCTGGGAGACGATCAGTGACCGCGCAGCAACGCCAAGCGTCAGTGCGGCACCCGGCATTGTGGACGTGTTCGAAAGCGCGTCGGCAGCCGCTCCGGTCTGGACCGCAGCAGAGAGCAGCATACTCACGACCGTCGAAGCGTCCACGCTCTGCGCCGCATCCCCGACGACCTGCTGAGCGGGAGCAACGGCTGAAGCCGCCGGATCGGTGATTGCCGTGACAGCTGCAGCCGGAACCGCAGCCAGCGCGGCTGTCACAGCATCCGCATAGCTCGTGTCCGTGTTGACGGCGGGCACACTGACCCCTGTTGCCAGAAGCGCCTGCGCCGGTGCCATTCCCGACTGGAGCGGCTGCGGCGCGCTCTGAACCAGACTGTTCCAGATCCCGGAAGCCTGTGACAGCACAGAGCCGACGACGCTCGACAAAGCCAGGGGAATAGCCAGAGGGGAAAGAACAGACTGAACAGCAAGCGTCACGTCATCAACGATCGCATCCGCCTGTTCCAGAAGGTTCGTCAGCGTATCCGTAATGCCCTGCAGCAGGCCACCCGTACTGGGTGGGGTCGGATCCCGAACCAGCAGCACCTGAAACTGGGCAATCCTGATGCGCGTTGCCGAAAACTGTATTTC